TAGTAGCTGCGCTGTGCCGCTAATAAATGACCATGCTGAACCAGTCCACTCCAGTGTAAATGCGCCAGTAAAGGCAGAGGATGCGGATATAAGTACACGGCTAAGACCTACTGAGCCACCACAGCTAATGTTCATTTGGTTGGCAAACGTTTCGTCAGGCGCAACAACCATGCTGATGACTTCGCTATATGTAGTGTCATAGTTGAGAGTGATAGTTCCTCCACTAGCCGTAGCGTAGGTTCCTGAAACTCCCACAGGCTCATGCGATACATCATTGATGAAGTACCACTTTGTCCTGTCTGTGTCGTCTTGCCGTATAGTGCCTGCGACAATGCCTATCTCTGAAGTGTTCAAGTTGCCAGCAGCGGGTACTCCAGTAACCATGTTGCCTTGTATTTTAGTTAGTGACATAAATAACTCCGTTATTAAAATACTGCCGCAGAGGAATTAACAACCTCAATTGCACTACTGGCAGGTGGCGCTGTTGTGAAAGTAAGCGTAGTGCCAGATACAGAGTAAGTCGATTTGTACTGGTAAACACCATTAATGTGAACGATAGTATTGTTAGTCACTGCCTGAGAGGTTAATGTAAATTGAGTAAGAACTCCATTTCCTGTAAATGTATCTACATCGTATGCAGTAACCGCGTAAGCCTGAGCAGTTACCGCACCCGTAGAATCGAACGCTAAGAGCTTATTAGCGCGAGTAGCCGCCACAGGCAAGACCATATTAATGGTTCCCGAATCAGCTTGAGGCCGCCTTACAGCGCCATCTAGTGTGGTTTCAGACTGCTGTAGTGCTAACCACAGTGCATCGAAGTCACCGTTAACGTCTAATGCTAGGAAATCACCGCTGTTCTGGTAGTTAGTTGTACGCGCTAAGTCCATATCTAGGTATATGGCTATCTTGTCACCAGTAGCTGCACCGCTGTTTAGCGTGACATTACCGCCGTAGGAGCCTATTCCGCTCAGGGTGTAGTCATTGCCAGCACCCAGCGTCAATGCTGTACCGTTCTTCAGGACTTTTATGTCACCATCGGCTAACGCGGTAAACGTGTACGGGAATACCGTCTGCCCACTTGTGGCAACGTAATCGTTCCTAGTTGTTGCTGCTGTTACTGTCATTTCTGCACCCCAATAATTGTGCTAATTATACTACATACAAGGTTATAGATCATTCTGAAAGAGCCTCGGCTGGAGTCTGACCTGGCTCCCACCAGTAGCCTTGGTTGTATTCTCTCATTCTGCGTCTGCGAATCTGGTTGAGGGTCTTCTCGTAGTCAGGGTCTGCCATAGTTCTCCAGTTATCGTAGAACGAATCAAATAATAACTGTGTCTGCCATGTGCCTGGAGTAATATCCTCCAGATACTTAACGCCCTCACCCAGTATGTTAGTCTCTTCTCCCTTCACAGCCTCAAGCAGATTGCCAAAGGTTAGGTCAAACGTATCATTGGCAAAACTAGCCATAGGGCCAGCTACAGTCATAGCGAAGCCTTGCCCATACCTGTTAACGTCAGACAAGATAAAGTCACCGAACAGCCCTAAACCGCCGCCCTGCGTCAATGCTTGCGCCCAGAATGCACCATCCATGTCTCTAGGCTCTCGCCCTTTAGCTGCATCTTTTGCCTGCATAGCAAACGCACCCATAAGAGTTGTAGCGCCCATCAGCGTTGAGAGGTAGCCCACTCTGCCTGCTGTTGTAGCCTGTGTTGCTCCACGGTATAAGTGCGTAGTAATCATGGTAATAGGGAAGGACTTAATCATCATAGCTGAACGCGATATTTGACCCCACACTGTACCTCGCTCTAAACCACCTGTAGCTATTGCTCTAACCCTAGCGTCCGGCGTTGGTACGGCGAAGTCAGTCTCAGTTAGAATCATGCGATGAAACTTCATGCTCTTATCTTTAGTAAGGTCAGCAAACTTAGAGCCGCGTATATCTACAGTGCTAGTCTTCCTGAAGGCATCCCAGTCTTCTTTTGTAATGCCGTATGTCTCAAACCCCTTCAACAGTGATGGGTCTAGCTCATCCATTTGCTTTCCAAAGTTGTCAGACAAAAGCCCTGCGAACTCCATACCAAATGCTTTACGCCCAGCCTCAGTCCAAGGTTCTAGTGCTGATGCCCTTAATACAACCTCTGCTGTTTTAGCACTGGCTCCTGTACCATAGGTATCAGAGAACCTGTTTTGCGAGTGCGCTCTACCTGTCCATGTGTCAAAGATCAGTCCCATTCTAGCTAGTGCTTTGCGGTCTTCCTCAGTGCCACCAGCAAACAACTGCATGTGGCGCTTAAATACTTTAGTAGCAGACATGCCATTGTAGTGCGCTGTTATGGCAGATGTAGCAACATCGGTAAACGATGCCAAGAATGCACCACCAAGCTTAGATGCTACCTGAATATTCCTAACAAACTGAACACCATCAGCAAGAGTAAGAAGGTCTCCACCGTTTATTTCCCCGCTTACAGTTTTGTATGTTGCGTCCATCAAGGCTACCGCAGACTCACTTGTTGCCTTACCTGACTTAGCCTCTAGTTGCCTAGCTTGGATCTTTAGTGCGTCATACATAACTCTAGGATTTGTTCCTAGCGTCTCTACTAACGCTATGTCATTTGACCTAGCCATAATGTGATCGGTTAGGGTAGTCAATGGATCACCCTTGCCAAACTTGTTCTGGTAACTCAGCCAATCATCAGCTTTGTTAAAGTACAGGAACCGTTCTTCAGACCCTTTCCTAGATAGCTTTCTGCCTAGCCCTCTAGGTATTGTCAGCCCCTGCGCCTTGTTCATGCCGCCAGAGGTAATAGTGTCGTACACATAGGACAATGACTCTGCAAGCTGTGTATCATCTAGCCTTTCGCCTGCATCATCTAACATTTTGCTGCGATCTAAACGCCCACTAATGTACGCTATCCACTCTTTTTTACCTGCCTTAGTAATAGCGCGTATGTCATGGTTCTGCGGGAACAACCAGTTCTCGTTCTTGCTGATGCTGCCGCCCTTAGAGTTGAAGGTAACGCGCATGTCTTCAGCCACTTCCAACCACGACTTAGCAGCCTTCATAATCTCAGGGTCATCAACAGTCTCGCCATATACAGCCTTAACAAACTTCCGAAGCCCTTCCTCATCCTGAGACAAGCCGAACATACGAGTTCTGAAGATAGATAGGCCATCACCAAACTGCGCCAAGAACTTCTTTTCATACGTCTTAGCCAGGTAGTCAATGTTGGCATATCCTGCCTTCATCTTAATGTCACGCGACAACAGTGCCTGTAAACCCGCCACAGCCCCGTTAGGATGGCTCTGCATCTTCTCCATATTAACGGCTATACGGACAGCATCTACTAGCTTTTCGCGTTTAACACGGCTGTAGTTAGCTGCTAGCTCTTGTATGGCCGCTTCAGGGTCTTGCGCCTGTTTAATCTCTTCCGCAACACTCTTGTTAATCTTGCCCCCTTTGAGGGCTTGATCTATACAGTAATCAAAACTAGCCAACTGAACACCTCATTATTGATTCTAGGCCATCAAGATCATCATCTAGCTCTTTAATGACCTGCTCACCATCTACTAACTTGCCATCTACAATAGCGTATTTAGTGTCTAGGTTGTTGTAATTAGCCATGTCTTCATCAAAGTTCTTGCTCATTCCGTCAGCATCTAATGCGTTTCTTTCTAGGTTAGTTGCTTCAGCTCTTGGCGCTGGCGGCTTAGGAGGCCCAACAAACATATCAGGAGTGACAGTAAACTCATCCATTTGCTGTCTGAAGAGTTCGTTCTCTCGCAATATGGCTGCATCTAAATCAATGTTCTCTTGCCGTATGTCTTCTACAAGATCAACGATATCGCCTTCATCAGTGTCTATTCTATTGCGTAAGTTTTCTAGCTTTGCAATGTCACTAGCATTTGCGTCAGCAGCCTTCATTTCAACCAGTCTTTCATCAATAGCTTGTAGGCCGGTAGCTTTGATGCCTGCCACATTATCTGCACTTTTGGCAACAGCGCTTAAAAATACTTCTTCTGCCCTAAACCCTTTTTGCGCTCGTAGGTTCTCTGCCCACCGAGCCAGCAAGAACATAGACTCACCTTCTGGCGTAGTCTTCTGTAGGATAAAGTCATCAAGTTGCTTTTGTGCAGCTTCAGGTAATATGCCCTGCTCTAATCGACTTAACGATGCTTCTGCTAAACCGCCTTTGCGATCCACTTCTAGCGTCTGGTTAATACGGGCAATCTTTTCTTGTATTGCAGCTATCTCTTGCTGCTTTCTTTCTCTTGCTTGCTTTTTATGCCTAACAGACTTGGCCTTTAGTACCTTTCCTGCCTTGGTATACAGTAGCTCACTAGTTTCAACTTCCTCTAGCTGCTTCTGTAACCCTTTAAGCTCGGCATTTATATTTTTGCGCTGACCTCTTGTTAGCTTTTCCCCAGCAGGCCCTATCAGTTTAGTTCTTTGCTCTGCAATTAACTGTGCTTTGAATGACTCTATGTTCTCGAATGTAGGAGCAATAGCTTTCTTGCCATTAATTACCGCTGGCTTAAAGGCGAATGGGGCTTCTGGAAATACAGGCAACACACTGGATGCGTCTTCTGTTAACTTTCTTAGGTAGCCAGATATTCCGCCTAACGCACCACCCAACACCGCACTACCACCTGCTGCATAGGCAATGGCTCTGATAGAATCATCCATGTCGTAAGGGGAGTCAATGTCTTGCTTATGCCTGTAGACTAACGGCTGTATAGCGGCTTCTGAGGCTACTGCGACTGCTGCTGTGTTCCTAGCACTCATCAAGGCTTGTGCTAGTACGCTCATACCCTTACCCGCCGTAGCAATAGTGCCAATAGGCAGCGTTGCTATATTGATAGGGTCAGTCATATATCCCGCAGTCATACCAAAGAACTGTGCTAGGCCACTGCCTCTAGCCATTACGTCTTGGTTTTGTTCTCTGCGTTTACGCAGTATGTCATTTCGCTCTTGATACAACTCCAGATCAGTCTTAATCCTGCCATCGGTAGCTGTAGATATGCGGTCATAATCAATAATGCCTGCGTCATCTATGTATTTATCTACATCGAATCCTTCATCAGAGAGCGTCTTCAGGTCGCGTCTGCGGTTGTAGTAACCTTCATTGTAGAAGCTAGACGATATTGATAACTCCTCGTCCTGCACAAAAGAAAAACTTGCAGCTAAAGTCTCAGTAAATGTAGGCTCAATGGTTTGGTACTCAGGCACATACCTAAGCATTGCATTTTGCTGGTCAACCGAGGACAGTATTGGCATTACTCTGCACCCAAGAATTCAGACATCGTTTTCTGGTAGGTTTCCTCTTGCTCTAAAGCATACAGGTATGGAGATATAGCGCCTTGCATTTCAATGCCTTTTTTAGTTCCTTTGATAGCTTCAACCTTGTCTTTAGTTACGTTAAATACGAACGGTTCGCCATTAGGCTTTGAGACAACCTGATCGCCATCAACAATGACATAGTTTCCTTGTCCTACGTCAGCTTTTATTGTTCCTCTCGCCAGCTTATCCAGAGTAAGGTTGACCTGCCTTTGTGTCTGTCTAGGAATTGGAAATGGCGCTCCAGGCCGGTATACTTGTTCTATTACCTCTTCTCCAACAACAAGCTGCTCAACTCCCATTGTTTTGAGGTTATCAGCAGTTAAAGCACTAAAGTACAAGTCTAAGTCTTGACCGCTTACCTTATCTGCCCCAACCCCTGTAAGTTGTGTTGGAACACCGCGCACCTTCTCAATTCCACCAGTAACAGCCTGTATAGATGCTTTCCACTTATCTCTATCTAATACACCCCTTCCTGGATCGCTGCCGTAGTAGTGATTTAGTGCAGCCTCTCGGACAGACGCTTTATCAAAGTTGCCATATACATTGCCAACTATGTCATCAAGCATGTCGTTAGCATCCTTGAGGTCATTACCAATAACAGCCAATGTTTTGTCATTTGCTATGGCCTCTTCGCCCATAAACACTGTTTTTGCTACAGTTTCATCACCCAATGCTGATACCTGAGCAAATGCCCCTGCGGTGTTATCTTTTGCTATTTGCGCCCACAGTCCAGATGTAGACCCGAACACCTCAGATAAAGATAGTTTTTGTGCCCAATTCATTCCAGGTAATGCTGCCGCTAGGGTATCTGCTTCTTGCTTTGTAAGCACAGATACATTAGTTCCGTATATCTGGCTTAGTTTGCTGGCAGATTCTTTACGCGCATTTAGTGCAGATATTGTTTCTTGACGCTCATCAATAGGCGTAGCCGGATCATCTGCTAACTGCATTAGATTGAGAGGAGTGTACTCAACATAGCCCTGCTTAATACCTAGCCCAAAAGCATCGTTTGCCACTTCGCTTTGCAGCCGCTGATCTAACTGCTCCAACTGTATAAACAATGTAGCATTGCCAGAAGCTTGTGCATCAGCCAGTAGTTGATTGCGCTTATCTTGTGGCTGAACAGCAAACTCAGCCATCTGATTAGCCATAGAAACGCCAGCCTCATAAGGTGTGCCAGCAACTTTTGCCGTCATAGCAGCGCGCTCTGACTCTGGGATTTCAAACCCTAGCTGTGCCTTGCTTTCGTAGTTTTTTACTTCAGCCTTAAACTCTTCCGTAGCAACCCCTTTAGTCGCTTGCAGCAAAGTGTCTGTGCGACCAATTTGTATGCGTTGATTATTAACGAACGCTTGCCACTCTTCATTGCTATAGCCTTTCTTGGGCTTACTTTCTATCTCCGTTAATCTTGCATAGGCCGCTGATGCTCCACCCTCGCCTTCAGCAATACGGTTTAACTCGCCAGACACTTGCGCTTCATATTTCTTTTGTTGCAGCAACTGCTGTCGTTCAGCTTTCTTTATGTCTTGCCCAGGCATTTTGCTGAGACTATCTAACCTAATAGCAAACTTTTCCTCAAGAACAGTTGTGTCTTTGCCAGCAGCAGCGGCAATAGTAATGGCATCAAGCTCTGCCTCTAGTGCCTCCTCGCCTTGCTGTATGGTAAGCGCAATGTCATTAGCGCGCTTGTTTGATCGCAGTACTTCTGTGTTCTTAAAGATAGAGTTAGTAAGAGAATCGCTAACAAGACCTTGGTATTCAGGACTAACCCCAGAAACAATGCCTTTTGCAGCCTCTGTAGCTAACTGATTAAATAGCTCTGGGTCATCTTTGTTTTCATCGAACAACCTGTTTAGAGTAGTCTGAGCATTACGGTCAACGCCATTTAAATACTGCTGCCTAATGGCCTCATCATGCACTGCTATTTGCTCATTATATGCAGCGTCACCCCAGCCGAAGCCACTCTTCATCTCTATCTTTTCACGAGTGACCTCACCAGTTACAGGGTCAACAGTAGTTGCCTCATCAATAGCTTTTTTAGCTTTTTCAGGAGCTTGAGCCGTAGCCAGCTTCTCACCTATTGCACTAAACGCAGTAACACCAGCTTGCCCCATGCCAGCCAAGGACTGCATACGAGCTACTTCAGATGCGTCTACAGAATCAGGAGTAAATCCGGCATATCTTTTAATAGGTTGCATAGCCATGCTTTATGATCCTTTAATGGAGCTTGATAAAGTTTGATATGCTGGTATTAATGATGGTGCCTGCTTTAAAACACCAGTAACCGCACTAGCTGTGCCACCACTTTTTGCAGCTTTCGCTTGCCGTTCTTTGTCAGCTATGGATAAACGCGACTTCAAGCTAAGAGATCGCTCACTTTTCCCTGATTGTTGTGCGCTATATAAGCCTATGCTTTCTGGCGTTCCGCCCGTGTAACCAGCAGTTGACGCGGCAACAACCATTGCAGCTAATTGTCTGTTTAACTCCTCTCTACGCAGTAATTCGTCAGCTTCTGCCTGTATCTTTTCTTGCCTTGCCTGTTCTTTAAGAATATCAGCTTGTGCCTTCCCCTGTTGCACACTGCCGTATGCCCCGACTGCTCCGCTTGCTAAAGTTGCAGCAGCCAAAGGGTTGGCTACAATTGCAGCCCCGACAGTTTTTAAGCCTGCTAATATAGTGAAAATCATGACGACTCAACCTCGTACTCTATTGCTTGTAGGTGGATAGGCGCAGGGTCTGGTACTGTAATCTCAGGTACTACGTCTATACCCCAGCCTTTACCACCATTGTTGTCTTGTATAATACCAGTTCTAACCTCAAACGGTGTACCTAATGGGCTATCTACTGCCTGCCCAAAGTTCCTGACAGGTACAGGGTTGCCGTCTATGTAAATACCAGCACTCTCGTACATGCGCAGGTTCATGCGATTTATGCGCTTCTCCCGCATAACATTGTTTGCACCAGCTTGTGAGCTAGTGTTCAACGGCATAGGTACAATCTTAGGCACAAAGTTAAGACCTACCTCTAGGTCTAAGTTACCGCCTGATAGTTCTTCTGCCGTCAATGTGATCTGCCCTGTAGCCGAAACAGTGCGCTTATCAAGGTTGTTACCATTACCAATAACACTTACCTCGGCCAAACGTAGATGGTCGTCAGGAAGCTGTACGGTCGTTGTAGACACGTTATCAATCTTGACTGATGAATCCAGCAGGTGATCAAAAGACCAACGTTCTAATGAGTATCTAAAGCTAGTGCCGCCAGCAAACTTGTTAACTAGGTATAGCTCGTTCTTAACAGTAGATGCAGATACCAACTGTAGAGGCACCGGGTTCTGACCGATAAAGTATCCACTGTTTGCATTAGTCCATCGCGTGAATCCATTTATGTCTTGTGCGCGTACAGTATTAAGTACCGCACCATTACCATCCTGGTTAATAATAAACACCCAGTTAGAGTCCTCTGACGTTGTGCCAGATAGCACAGCCACATCTTTAGGCTGATCAATTAACTGAGAGGACAACACAGATATGTCATTAGACGTGTAAGCATCCTCATTGAAGCTATACAAAAACTGTCTTAGTGTCTGACCGTTCTGGTCTATAAACAAGGTAGCACCGTCTAGTGACTTAGCCTCTAGGTAAGCAGAGCCATGCTGCGTCTGCGCTTCACTGGTAACAGTAGAGGGGGTGTTGCCCTTAATTAAGAACTCGCCACCCGTGGTAAATACTTGCAGTCCACGGTCAGAGTTAATGTCTACGATCTCTGTCTGTATTCTGTTAGTCAGGGTGATAAAGATGCCTTCATCGTCATCCCCTTCTTGGAAGTAGTAGTCAAAGAATATCCCCGCCTTAGACGCGAACACACTCTGTATCTTGGACTTAGTGCCACCTAACCATAATCTACCATCGTGGAATGTACCCATGCGTACATAGCCGCGTGTTGCGCTCCACACATCTTCTTTGCGTGGTGAGCCAGTCTGCACCTTGGTAAACAGTGTAGTGTTGTCCTGACCGCCTGCAGTAGGGAATCCGCTAAACAACTCGAATGCTTTTGTAGACTCGCCGCTAATAGTAATTCTGTATGTGCGTGTACCAGTTCTAACTACATCAACGCCTGTTTCACCAAACACAGGCATTTCTTGCAGGTTACGCCTAATATTAAACACAGTAGAAGATATTTGATCAGCGTTGCCATCACCAGCAAACGTGATGTTTTTGCTTAACACGCCCTCGACATCTAGCTGGAACGTGTCACCGATCTCCCAGTTGTGGCCGCTACCGTGATCTAGCTCTAGGTCTTGTATCTCGTCTACAGGTATAGGACTTAGTGCGTCATCATAGTCAAATTGCGGCACATTAAGAAACGGTATGTTGTCTATCTGGAATATACTGTCATTGCCAGAGACTATGGTGTGGCCGCTGTTAATAATTCTTTTTGATGGATGTTCCTCGTGGAACAATAGCATGACGTTCTCTGTTTGCGCGTCACGCAACGTAGCTATCTCGCTAGACTTGTACGGCAGCGGTACATTGCCCACTAATACAGTATCAGTAGAGCCTGCATGCGGAATGCGGTAGAAAGCCATGTTGCCGTATGATGGAGTAGTGTCTGCTCCACCTGTAGCTACACAGAGATAGTGCCGGTCAGACTGAATACTAAAGTCAAACGTCTTAACGTCAGAGGTTGCTGTAGTCTCAAACAGCACATTAAACTCAGCCAGCTCTATTCTCTGAGTGCCCAAGTCACCAGTGTCACCCTGCCGCACCAAACGCACATACGGTGTCGAGAAAGTATCAGTCACTTTAATTCTAAAGGACTGGTATCCAGAGTTAATCTGTATGGTTCCTCGCGTAGCCCAGTCAGTATTGTTGCTGCTGGTTTGTACTCTCAGGTAGGCCGTGTCCGTGTTATCGACGGTCAGTTTGATGTCTTGCACGTCAATGAAGCGTATACCGTTAGTGGTGCTGCTCATATCATAGTGCGCTACAACGTACTCTGTTGCGCCTGTGCCGGACGTTCCAATGTTAGTGGTAGTCAGGCCTACGGTAGCAAGGTCAAAGTCGTTTATATTGGCTGGTGTGCCGCCATTGGGCATTGTGGCAGTGAACGTACCAGTAACGTATGGCCCTAACTGAGCAACTGGCTCATCAATATGCTCTGTGCCTGGTCGTCTTTTAACACCACCCTGCGGCACAATGACTACGTTTTCAGCAGTCTGTAAACCAGCATAGTATTGATTAAGGTCTGTGCGGCCCTTTAGTAGAGGCGATAGCTCACCGCTAGTAAAGCTGGCTTGCAGGAATTGTGACTCAGCCATTAGTACCTCACATTAATAAATGGTTGGCTTCTAAGCGGCTCCGTTGGGTATTGTTGTGAGTCAGTGTAACGCGCCATACGGGATGCGTTCTCGTACTTAGCAGCGTTAACCTGTGCTGATGCAGCACTGTCCCTGATAGAAGGCGCAAAGTCCATTGCTAGTGCGTACTCGATCATCTTAGCAAAGTAGACAGGCCATTCGCCTTCAGCCACGTTTGCTATGTAATCAACGTACAAAGGCCCAGATGTATTGGCATACACCTTGTCGCCATAGATTCTGTATTGTATTGCAGGGTCTAACTTAACTACGTTAATCAGGTCAGCAGGAAGCTGATAGATATTCTTGTAGTCATTACCTACTGGAGTCTCTGTAGTCAGTGCTAACTGCGCTAATCGTCGAGCAAAGCCCCAGCGATACTTAGACATCTCAGCCTGCACGATGTTGTCGTACAAGTTGTTAGCTACGGTTTCTGCGCGTGTGTTACCACTTAATGATGTGATAGGCAGGTCGCCAATCAAAATCAAGGCGTTAGAAATTAACTTAATTTTCTCTGCCATACTAACCTCAGTAAGAAAGGGGGCCGAAGCCCCCATTCAGTTTTACGCGGTAATTACTGTACCTGCGGCACAAACAACGGTAGTACCGTCATTTGATTCTACATAGGAGATACGTCCAGTAGGAGTAGTTCCAGTAGTACCGATAACCAGCAGAATGTCGCCAGCGCTCAGTTCCGCTGCTGCGTTAGCAAAGTAGTTAGTGTCAGCTACAACCGCTGAAGTAGCTTCAGTAGTTGTGTACTGCCAAGTAGAACCACCGTTGCCAGAACCGCCAATGCGGCATAGATCAGATCGAACAAAAGCCATGATAGTTTCTCCTTATGCAGTCTGAGTGTATTGAACTTTAACCAAACCGCCTTCGTCGCGAACAACAGCGCCAGCCTTCAGCATGCCGTTACACAACCAAGAAGTACGCTCGGCAACCCAATCGATCTCAGTCTTCATGTCGATACCGATGGCGAGGCCAACAGCAGGACGCTGGAAGAAGTAAGAATCAACTACGTTAGCAGCGGTAGTCAGTCCACCTTCTGCGCGTGACTCAAGGATTACAAACTTGAAGCCAGCCAGAGTGTCAACGTCGCCGTTTACGAGAGCTTTAATAGCCTGGTAGTCAGAAGAAGTTGCCTTCTCGTCATTCAACAGTCCACCTAGACCCAGTGCGTTTACAGCAGCAAACAGCTCAGAGTTAGGTACACCTTGGTCGCGCAGCTCAACCTGTGCCTTGATGACCTTAGCCATGTTCAGGTTAGTGTTGTTGCCACCTACGTTGGTGTTGATAGTTGTAGTCAGAGGAGTAGAAGCATCCATAGCATCGATGACGAGCTGGTCAGTACGACGACCCAAGGCACCAGCGATAGTGTTAGCCAGTTCCTGCTTCTCATCAAAGTTGACATCTTTGGCATCAAACATGTCAGTGTACTCTGGAGCATTCCAGTTAGACAGAGTGGCAGTCTTGAACTCGTGCGCCACATCCATAGGAGTTACCAGATCAGAAGTAGACTTCTGGTTGGCAAGACCCTTACCCATACGGCGGAACTTGTAAGTATCGCCAATTACATTGTTGCGCTGAGTTACAGCACCTTTCAGCAGGCCCATGCCCTGATAGGCATGCTTGACCATACTGTCAAACTCTGTGACCGCTACGGCCGATAGATTTTTACTCATAATAGTTTCCTCGAAAAAGAGTAAATAAAAAAGTTTTTCAAGGTTTTTGCTGAGTACCCAGTAAATTGGTCAGCATCCAACCTAATTTACTGGGCCTTAGAGAAAGGGTATCCAGTGGACAGATTATACCCCGAATGACACTTATGTATCAACCAATGGTCTGGTGGTGTGGCATATCTCCACCGTAATCGTGCATCATCTTCTGGATTTTGCGTTCATGGTTGGTATCTACACTGCGTAACAACTGCCCATTCTCGTGCTTCTTAAACATCTCAGCCTCAATGTCAGCCCATGTAACACCTGTGGGGCTTTCACCGCCCTGTATGGGTAGCTTAGTCGGGGCTGTAGCGGCTACTAGCATCTCAATCAACTGCACTGATTCTGCTGTAGTTACTAGGTCACGAGCTACATCAAAGTCTTCTGGACTCATATTGTTCTTCATGAACCCTTCAATAGTCTTAATGCGCTGCTGTGCGTTGTCTCCTAGCTTCGCCAACTCCTGCTCCTGCTCAACCTGCTCTACAGCTTCAGACTGTGCGGTTAACAGTTCCCATGCATCGTTAAATGCGTCCTGAGACATGTTGGTTCTAGTAGCAAACTCGGTCAGTTCTTCTAGCAAAGCATCACCAGACTCTACACCTTCAGGGCCAGCATAGCCGTCTTTAGGTGCGCCTGTGAATCCACCGAACTTCTTCTCTAGCTCGTTGTATGCTTTAGCCTGTTCAGCTACTGACTTGTACTTGGTAGGGTTGTACCACTCAGGCATGTCGCCTGCACCCTTGATACCTTCTGATAGAAAGTATTCACCTTCACTTAACTCTGGCGATGACTGATCTAACAGGGTATCGCTTGTTGTTTCTTCTACTGCGGCCTGTTCTTCTGACATTAAATCTTCTCCCAGGGTAAATCAATAATCTTCCTCGACTTCCCTAATGGTTGGTGTTTAAGTTTGATCTCGCATAACTTGCGCTGTCCATTGAGCAAAGCAAGAGTATTAACGTCAATCCATTCGACGCTTTTGCCATCACGGTTACACCGGAATGCACAAAACTTACTGACATAATCAAACCCATCAAACTTGTACTGTTTAGCCAAGTCGTGCAGCCACTCCATGTTAAAGCCAATCTTCTCTAGGTACTTCTTAGAATCATCGCCTATAAGAATCTTGGGCGTTGCCTTTACGACACGCTTCTTAACTTCTTTTGTCATAGTGTTTCTGCCTGATTGATTTGATTAATGATGAACTTAACTACGCCTGACTCACCGTTATGGTAGGCAGATTCATAGTTAATGTTCGGGGAACCAAAGGAGGTATCGTTATCGTAGATAAAACGTTTGTGTAGATCAGCAATAACCTGCTTGCCTTCCTCAGAGTTGAAGCAGCGGTTGTATGCCTTAGCAAGAGCAGCAGCCTTGGCACGTTTTTCAGCCGTCTGCTTTTTTGCGGCCTCTGGATTAACAGAAGCCTTCTCGATATTGTCCCAACTCATTGTACTGGCGGTTGACTCGTGGCCATCCCAGCTTGTTCAGCCTGTGCGCCAGCCTGAATGATTTGTTGTTTCTCGGTTTCGCTTCGCAATAGTTCAGCAGGCATACCAGTTTTACCTCCAGCCCATGTACCAAAGTCTTCCATCTTAAAGGAGATCATGGCTTGGTCTGGGCCAGCAGTCTGTAATACAAATGCTACAGCCTGTTGTACGCTCATCAAGTCCTCACCATCTTGCGCCTTAGCCAATGGAGACAGGAATTTAATATCGATGTCTCTGCCATCTAACTGTATGGGGGTGATTAGCCCTCTACGAGTTAGAATAGCTGCTACACGCTTGATGATAGGGATTAACACTTCGGTCTGCAAGCGACCAAACGCAGAACCAATGCGTTTTGCTAGTTCTCTGGACTCTAACGCCACCTCAGTAGCACTGCGTACAGGGCCAGTAGGGTCGCGTAGATCGTTAAACAGGGCACGTTTGATAGCAGTCTGTAGCTCTACAATCTCGAACTGGGCTAATGACAGGTTAGTTCCCGTGTCTAGGCGTTGGATAGAGGGATTCGCGGAGTTGTTAGAACCAACAGGAATAACAATGCCCGGGCTTATACTAATATTGTAGGGGTTGGTTACGCCGTCATCAGTAGCTGTGTACATACCCGCTAGATCGATAGCTGCTTTCTGTAGCACAAACTCTTTGGCTTTGTTCAGAGAGCGCACATCAGGCAGTGCTTGCAGGGCAGGGCCACGACCGCGTATCTCACCGGATACCTTAGAGTAGCGTCCAGTTAACCAAGGGCTAGATGTACCGTAGTCTTCCATCCAGCTAATAGAATCTTCATTCTTCACCCAGACACAGCCGTAGTAGGTCTTAGACTTGGGCATATAGACAACACCCTCGCATACCTCGATGTCTTTATCTGGTGAATTTTTGATCACATTCTTGATCTTCTCGGAGGACTTGAAGCCTCTCCACTGACGCTCTAGGTTACGCGCCTTGACGTTGAATCTACGCCAGTGTGTCTCAATAGTGCCGTATGGGCCTTCCTCAAACGCGATTCCCTTCTGTGGGATAGCATTGAAGATGACAGGCATGTTGTCGTCATCGTTCTCATCTATGCGTAGAGAGCCAGTGCCTACTAAAAGGTCTAGTGCATGCTCGTAAAACTGCGTGGCGAAGTTAGAACGGTTGATGTAATCAAAGATAATGACTGCCTGCTTCTCTAGGTTAGCCTCTACCTCTTGTACGGTTACGCCGTAGTCACCAGTCTCGAGCATCTCTACTACTTGGTCGGACGGGGCAAACGTAGCCCAGCGTGACCAGATAGGTGCGATGTTTTCTTGCAGCTTACTAGCACCCTGTTGGATTGCCTCAAGAGCCGTGGAGTCAAAGATACGCTCCATCTTCTTCTGGCCTCGGCGATTGGTGTCGAACAAGTTCCTGTTAGGAAGGAAGAACTCGTACACATCGTCTAGCGTGTCGTGCCACATCATAGCATTCTCGAATGCCTTGGCTTCGCGCTTTTTAAGGTCAGCTAAAGACCCTAGCTCTTTTGGTAACTGCATTTTATCGCTCTCTAGTTGGGCCTTGTCGTCCAGGAGTGTAACCGCCGATGCCGCCCATCAAGCCGCCACCAGTCAATGTACCCATACCGCCACGACCTCGACCTGGGCCTGATCGTTTAGCTACTGGGCCTTTGGCTAACAGTGATTTAGTTCCTAGTGTTCCTCTGGCTACAGCCTTCAAGCGTCGCTCTTGTTCTTCCATTTCCTCGTCTAGCTCTCTGCGCTGACGTTCTACCATTGCTGTTTCTTGAGCAGTGGGCTTAGGTGCTTTTGGTGCTTTCATAATGCTTTCTCATGTACTTGTAGAGTTGGTAGGGTGTCCATATAAATGGCTTGTTAATACCCAACAGTTGTTTAGTATGTCCTACGCAAGTATTTAGCATGAACAAACCCCTGACAGGGCTCTTTTGCTCATACCCCATCATAATAAAAGGTTCGTCAAGTATAACATTTTTGTCCGTAACCGTGAACAGATCAAATTTTTGGGTCGTTCTGGCGTGAACAAGGTAATCAGCGCCGTTAGGTTTGATGACAAAGCAGTGCTGAATGTCTTTATGTAGGAACCTTGACCACCAGTGCCCGTCATCCTTGGTAAATACTACGAATATGTCAGAAGACACTAAAGCCAACCTTAGCTGTTACAGGCTTGTCGAACTTGCCAGACCGTCCTAGTGCCTGTCTGCCCTCACCTTCGCCCTGTAAAGCGTATTCTAGGGCTTCTACGGGGTGTGAATACTCGTTCTTGTCCGGTTCGTCAGTGTATCTCTCTCCGGTTGTCTGTACTCTGCGGTAGCAGAAGCCACCCTGTAACCCCTTACGTATCATTGAGGCTTTGGGTAGGACAGTGAATCGCGGCTTACCGTCCATGCACATCTCTTTCATGGGCACTTCTAGGGCTGCTCTACGTTTCAGTGGATCGTTCGATTGGGTGGGCTGACAGGGTATGCCGGCCGCCCGCATGATTTGGAATGGGGTTTCGCTGTTTGATTGATTTTTGTTCTGTCCACTCGGATCGCCCCATCCTTTGAACTCATGGTCTGGGTACATCTCCTCAATATAGCGCTTGAGTGTCGGAGCAAAATCCACTGCACCTGAATCGGTAAGTACCATCTCATCAAAACACACCCACCTTCCTATAGAGGTTCGTTGTAAGAATGCACAGGCCGGTGTACGGCCAAAGTCAAAGCCGAGGACAATGGGATAGTCCTTGGACGGTTCAAAGTCTAGGTGCTGACAGTGTACAGAATCGGTGTACATGGGGTGAACAGGCTTACCGTTAGACACAAAGCCGTATTCATTAGCGAGATTAACCTTGATCCAGTCGTCAGTCTTACCGTTTAGGCCACGTTTGTAGTAGTCTTGGGGTAAGTTGATCAGGTTCTCAGCGTCATCATTGACCTTCCAGTCCTCGCCGTCCTTGAATACACCGCCAGGTTGCCTAAAAAATGACCAATCTTCAGGGCGCTCTATCTCTGCTAGTTTAAAATACCAGTGGTCTTCGTCAGGGGCGTTACTATCACCAATGATCCCATGATGTGTAGGACGCGATCCTTCTTTTGGGGAGGGATAACGGCCGTGTCTTAGGTCCAGCATGTCTAAAACAGCCTTAGAATGCTCCTTTGTCTCGTTTAACCACACCCATGTAGTCTGAATACCCCTAGCCTTCTTAACGTGTTCAGGGCGATCAAATGCGATAAACACGACATCACACTCTACCTTCGTACCATCCTCTAAATTAAACCTAATGAAGTGCGTAGGAGGCTCCTTATTACCCTGTTTGAAGTCCCCTAGCTCACCGTGTATCTCTAGCCAGTCCTTAATCGTGGTAGAGAACAGTTCAGAGTAAGTGTTACGGGCTGCGATTATACGGGATAAGCGCACACCATAGTTCTTATGTTGTGGGTCAGACACAGGTTCCTGCTCACACATCAAGTCGAACAGTTTAAGGATGCATTGAACGGTCTTACCAGAGCCGAGTGGCCCCATGATAAAGGAGTTTCTAGCCCTACAGTCAGCAAAGTCCTGTAGAACCTGGCCCTGTGGCATTAGGTTGTATTCTATTTGGCTCATATAGCTTGCTCGTATATCTGAAGCCCAAGTTTAGGGTGTACACAATTCCTGAGAATCTGCGCAGGGCAATGATTCCCCTTGTAGTAGATGTTCTCCTCATAGTGTATATCAAGCCAATCCATTAAGGCGCGTTTACCGGCTAGATTAGCTAGATTAATAAAGTTGTCGGGGCGCTTAACATCATCAGCTTTAAAGTCAAAGTTAGACCAAAAGCAGTGACGGCCAACAGTAACAGTAGGCTCAACCAAAAAGTCATAAAATGGCTTTACGTTTTCAACCACCCAGTTTCCCTTGTAAAAATGCTGTAGGAATAATATCTCTTGATACAGAGACATATCGGGATAGTTGCGGTTTTTGTGGCGTGTAGCCTTTGCCATTTTGGAGTGTGTCGGGCATGGAGGGCTAGACCAGATGAAATCAAAGTCCCTAAAGTGTTGTCGTAGGTATTCATGGGCATCTCCGACGATCACGGTGTCGTTAGGGTGTAGACGCTGATAGACTTCAGCTATCTTTTCGTGGCTTTCTACGGCCACAACTTCGCACCCATCCCATAGTTTACGGTTGCCGCCCAATCCAGCATATAAGTTTAACACTCTCATTTCTTAGTCCAATCTATAGCGTCATAGCCCTTCTTAAAGGCTTCTCTAGTCTTCTTGTCAGACTTACGGGCATGGCTGCCCTTACCACCATTAGACTCAGGGAAGTGCCTATCCCTGTCTTTCTTCTCCAGCTTGTGTACTAGACTCTGGCCCATCGTACATATCCTCTATGAAGTCACCAACTAAATATACCACTTCACGCATCGCAATGGCATCCCTGTCTAACAATGCTTCTATAAAGGCTTCAATTACCTCAGACTCAGTGTCGTCTATTTGGTACTGTTCCCACATAGCCAGTCCTCTAATATCAATTGTTTACATAATTCAATGTAGAATACGCTGTTTTTGTCGTTTAAGGAGCTTTTGAAGCTAACCCCACTATCCTCTACCACTATCAGTATATGGTCCTTAGAATGCTTTGTAGCGTCTTCTATGGCATCTTCTATGTCGGGGCGTATCTTAGTAACTGTCATAATTTTTTTTTGCGGGGGACATATATATACAACACGTCACGCGCCTCGGAAGGGGGGGTCTACTTATCCACAGGTTATGCACAACTTTTCCCCAGCTTATCAACATGGTTATCCACAGGGTTATGCACAGGTTACTTACCTGGTTATCCATACAGTATTGACGATTAACTATCGGCATCGCTTGTGTCATTACCTATGGCGCCGGCATCGTACCGTTTGCGTTGGACAGAGACTGTGAGAGCCGAGTCTGTAGTCAGTTCTGTGGCTTTCAGTTTGGGAGTAACAAACTCTGCTATCTTTCCCCATGCCGCAATAGATTCTTTCTGATTAGTAACACTTGGCTCATCGTCCGCTAGGTTGTCCAGCTTCACAGCTTGTGCCGCCATCTTCATGACAGGATCGAAATCATCGCCGTACATATCTTTAAGGCGATTCAATAAATACTGTTTGTTTTTACCTACTGCACCCTTTGGTCTGCTCATAGTTCTTTACTCCCAACTATTTGATAATATTGGTTAAAATTTGATCAGATTATACCATTAAATGCATATAAACCCCTACGTATAGAAGTAACCGATATAAAAAAAGACGTTTGCATGTTTGACACTTGTAAACATATAGCTATATAGTGTCACCTCATTAAACAGAGGAGCACAACAAATGAGCATTTCACTAAACCCTTGCGAATTCTTTAAAGACGACAAAGAAGCATACAAAGAAGAATTACTTGCAATAGATAGCAAGCAAAAATGGATTGATGTTTCGTATACAAGTGATGAAGTACCAAGTATATGCGACGGTACTCACATTATTTACTTTGGCATTTGGGGTGATGGAACGCCATTAATATGGGCCGTGCAAGAAGAAGATCACGAATCTGAGCAAATTGATTTGGGTTCGTTTACCAGCTTAACCGATGCAATAACATTTTGTGACAATAGAGGAGCATAGACAATGCAAACAACAATAGAGACAACAGATTACATTGGCCAACAGGCGCAATTAATTGCGATTAGATACCTAGCAGATAAACAACAGGAACGCAACCAGCGACGCATCAATGCCTATTTTTATGCAATGGCCGGACTAGTAGTTGTGTCCTATATCGGCGCAATGACCTTTTACTTTGGTTGATACCATAGAGCGCATTCACTGAGTGCGCTTTTTAGTACCAATCACACACACAAGAGGAACGACCATGGAATACATCAAAAACGACTACGAACTAAAACAACTAGCCCTCGACATCGCACTCGAAGCGATTGAGGAAGTAAAGAACCACGGTGGCGACCATTACGAGCTAATTGATCAGGCCGCGGCTAGTAGTGAACACGCCATCTATACCTACAAAGCAATCATGTTATGCGCTAACTGCTGCACAGATGATGCGGAGGCACTACTCGACGACGCCGGATATGAGCGTTTCGACTCATTCGCCCATCATGCCTGCGTATTAGCTGAGGTCACAATACAGAATGCGGCATTGCAGGAATTTTACGAGTTAGGCGGGGAGGTGGCAGCATGAAAGTATTGATTGCTTGCGAGTACAGCGGGAAGGTAAGGGAGGCTTTCCGCGTCCTTGGTCATGACGCATGGAGCTGCGACTTGTTACCCTCAGACAATCTGACAGACTACCACTACACGGGCGACTGTTGGCCCGTAATAGCTGAGGGCTGGGATTTGATCATTATGCACCCCCCATGCACCGCTTTAGCTGTGTCAGGCAATAGATGGTACGGCAAAGGAATGCCCAAACATCAAGACCGCCTAGATTCAATTGATTGGACACTAGCCCTATATGAACACGCAAAGAAACACGCGCCCCGCGTAGCGTTTGAGAATCCCGTTGGCGTACTACCCATTAAACCTACCCAATACGTACAGCCGTACCAATTTGGCCACCCCGAAAGCAAAAAAACAGGGCTTTGGCTTCACAATCTACCCCCATTAGTGCCCACAAACGATGTGGAAGACGTTTGGCGCACACTACCCAAGAAAGAGGCGCAGAGGATACACATGCTGCCGCCAAGTGCTGATCGCTGGAAAATCAGATCAGAGACATACACTGGAATAGCTGAGGCAATGGCCTCTCAATGGAGCGTATAAAATGAGAATGACCACCGAAATAGAAAAGGCGTTAACCGCTGTTTGGGAAGCAATGGACTCTCACAGAGAAAATTGCATTTCAGGCGATGAATACACCAAAGAGCGCATAGAGCTAGGAGCACAATTTAACCTGATAGAATCCACATTAGCGGAACTATGGGAAAAGCAAAATAGCTAGGCAAGGGGGCTTCCTTCCTCCTATGAAACCAGTCTGACCCGCTGGGCCGAAAAAGGGTCACTTAGCCTCCTAAATTGGGGGCTTTTTTATACCCTGTAGGTAGGTATCCCTTAACCCCTTAATCGCCGTTAGAAACGATTACAGGGCCTTTTTTTCGGTGTCTATGAGCCTAGATAGGTACCATTGCGCCTTTTGGAGTGATTCAACGCCTCCCTTTTGCTGATAGCGCCACAAGTACTTAATCGCGCATGCTTTGCAATGACCCGCAAAAGCCTCCTTCGACATACTCGCTTCGATCGCATCGATGCATTCGATCTCGCCTTGATAGTGGGCGGGGTGGTTGACCATATCAGTTGGCGGGGTAGAGTCATTCCCTGCCAAGGCGCTTTTTTCCATAGTTGAAACTGGCCGTGGCTCTATGGCGGGGTGGTTTTTCTGCAATTCTTTCCACTCACTCATTGTTTGCCTCCGTATTTCTTGCGTAGATAATTTAGGCTGACTGGCAGCTCATCGCATCCACCGTCTGCCACCTCGTGCAACATCCAGATTCCCCGCCATGACAAATTAGTTTGCGGGGTAAGGTAATCCTCGTGGCCCTGATAAAATATGCCAGCAAACAAGCCCATAATATTCGTGCCATCTGCTCTCCTGCCATAGGCAATGTCTCGGTCCTGGACGTGGCCCATAACGCAGGTCTGCATCTTTTTTGTCATCATGCTGCGGGCACTGGCTACTGGTCTGCCCATAATACCTGACGTAAAGTAATGGGAGTAGCAAATGCCGTCTATCACTGCCACCTCGAGGAAGTCGTACACCTCCCAGCCCATCTCCTCTAGCTTCAGGTCGTGGTAGCCAATCAACCCCTCTAACTTCTCATCGCCCTCAATAGCACGTTGTATCCGTTGCTCATGGTTCCCAAGGGTGAACACCATGCGCGGGTTCCAGCGCTTGTGTTTGTTGGTAATCAGGCGCTGCTGCTCTGTGCGGATAGGCTCTAGGAATGCCTCCATACCTGCAATCCCTGCCTCGACATCATCCGTGTACCTCCTGCCAGCAAAGGACTTCTTGCCCACATCCCATGACGACAGCGAGGGCATATCAAAGTGGTCCCCGATGTGAATAATAACGTCTGGCTTCTTGTCTACCGCATACTGCCCTGCCCAGCGCAGGTGCTCAATCGGGTGTCCAGGTTTTACCTGTGTATCGGGGATAATGAGATGCTTCATTGCTTTCTCCATAAAAAAAGCGCCACTAAGGGCGCTCTAAATCGTCTTTCGCTACTGCGCATAGCCCACAGATCACG